TACCACAGGAAGTATATTGATAAAAATAGAATGTTTAGATCAAAGCCTGTACACGATTGGAGTTCACACGCTTGTGATGCAATGCGTTACCTTGCTGTTGGACTACAAGAAATTAATACTAGACAAAATGCTCCACAAAGTGTAGCAGATAATAGTTATAGGATTATTTAATAAGGAATATATAATTATGGGATCAATATTTTCACCAAAACCACCTGCACTACCTCCTGTTGCACCAGCACCAGAGCCACCTGCAGCAGAAGTTACGCCAGAGGAAAAAGAAGATATAGCAAAAGAACAGGCAGCAGTTGAAAGAAAAAGAAGAGGTAGAAAATCTACAATACTTACTGGACCACTTGGTATACAAGAAGATAAAGAAGAAAAATTAGAAACTTTATTAGGTAAATAATATGAAAAAATTAATTAAAAGAGGAATTAACATGGCAATATCAAAAGGTATTATAAAACGTGTTAATACAAAACCTAAACTTAAATCTAAATCTAAAACAACTAAACCTAAAACAAAATCAGTAAAATATTCATCTATAGGTAAAAAACAAATGAGAAGTGGTAGATATTCAACTATAAAAACTTCTGGTGGTTTATTATCAAAAAATTTAAAAATATCTAAAAAAAAATTATTAGGATCATAGTATGTTAGAAAAAATTAAAAAAATTTTTAAAAGAAAACCAAAAGACAAACCTTTAGTTTTAAAAGATGAAAAAAGAACTTACGAAAAAAAAATAGATCATAGTAATGATATTACTTTTGAAAACGAAATTAACAAACCAGAAGTTAAATCTGAAACAAAATCAGAAACAACTTCATCATTAACATTCGGAGAATAATATGGGTGCAGGAAACGCAGGAGGAGGAGGTGGCGGATCTCCAAACCAAATGGCAAAAGATAAAGCTGCAAAAGATAAAGCTGTAAGAGATAAAGAAGCTAGACAAGAAAAAATTAGAGCAGAAGAAAAAGCTAAAAGAGATACAGCTAATAACAGACCAGATAGAACTGATCCAAACACAAAACAAAAATCTAAATCATACTCTCCTCCATCTAAACCTAAAGATAATAACAGAGATAATGAAAAAGTTAAAGTTCCTAAAAAAACAGTTCCAAAAATAGTAACTCCAAAACCAAAAGTTCCAAAAGTTGAACGAGGAGATAATGATGGTGGAAATAACACTACAACTACACCCAAAGTTAAAGTACCAGTAATACCAAAAGTAGATACAGCACCTACAACAGTTGAAGTAGATCAAAGTTCTGCAACAGATACAGAACCTAAAAAAGAAGATGATATTTATACTAGAAAGAAAAAAGCAAAAGCTAGAGGTAGATCAATGATGACATTAACTGGTCCTCAAGGTGTAAAAAAAGATGACAAACTTACATTAGGTAGACCAAGTTTATTAGGATCATAATGGCAAGAACAGATTTAAGTAAAAGTTTATTATCAAGATACGATAAACTTGAAAGTCAAAGACAAAACTGGGAAACGCATTGGCAGGAAGTTGCAGATTATATGCAACCAAGAAAAGCAGATGTAACTAAAACCAGAGCAAGAGGTGATAAAAGAAACGAATTAATTTTTGATTCATCACCAATACAAGCAGTAGAATTATTAGCAGCATCATTACATGGTATGTTGACTAACCCAGCAACACCTTGGTTTACCCTAAGATTCAAAGAAGAAGATATTGAAAACGAAGATGAAGCAAAAATCTGGTTAGAGTCTGCAACAGATGCAATGTACACAGCATTTAACAGATCAAACTTTCAACAAGAAATATTTGAATTGTATCATGACCTAATTACTTTTGGAACTGCTGCAATGTTTATTGAAGAAGATGATGAAGATTTAATTAAATTTTCTACAAGACATATTAATGAAGTATTTATTGCAGAGAATGACAAAGGTAGAATAGATACAATCTTTAGAAGATTTAAACTTTCAGCTAGAGCTGTTGTGCAAAAGTTTGGTGATAATGTTTCATCAGACATTCAAGGTATCTTTAGAAAAGATCCTTACCAAGAAGTAGAAATACTACACGCAGTTTATCCAAGATCAGATTTTAATCCTAAGAAAAAAGATAAAGCTAATATGCCATTTGAATCTGTTTACTTAGAATATAAAAATGGAAATGAATTATCTATATCTGGATTCAAAGAGTTTCCTTTTGTAGTACCAAGATACTTAAAAGCATCAAACGAAATTTATGGTAGATCTCCAGCAATGACAGCTTTGCCAGACGTTAAGATGCTAAATGAAATGTCTAAGACTACAATTAAAGCTGCACAGAAACAAGTTGACCCACCACTATTAGTTCCAGATGATGGATTCTTATTACCTGTTAGAACTGTACCGGGTGGATTAAATTTTTATAGAAGTGGTACTAGAGATAGAATTGAACCATTAAACATTGGTGCAAATAATCCATTAGGTTTAAACATGGAAGAGCAAAGAAGAGATGCAATTAGAGCTGTGTTCTATGTCAATCAACTTATGATGCAACAAGGTCCACAAATGACAGCGACAGAAGTTATCCAAAGAAACGAAGAGAAGATGAGATTGCTTGGTCCAGTATTAGGTAGACTACAATCAGAATTATTAAAACCATTAATTGATAGAGTGTTTGCAATATTACTTAGAAACAATATGTTACCACAAGCACCAGAGTTTTTATCAGGTAAAGATATAGAGATAGAATATGTATCTCCACTTGCTAAAGCACAAAAATCTTCAGAGCTACAATCTATTATGAGAGCAATAGAAATATTAGGTAGCCTTGCTAATGTTGCACCAGTATTTGATTATGTTAATTTTGATAACCTTGTTAAACACTTAGCAGAAATTGTAGGTATGCCACAAAAATTATTAAAATCACAAAACCAAGTAAACGCAGAAAGACAAGAACAAGCAGCACAAGCTGAACAACAACAACAGATGGCACAGATGCAACAAGTTGCACAAGCCGCAGGAGATGTAGCACCACTAGCAAAAGCATTGCCAGACGAAGCAAGAGCTGTAGCAAACGCTGAAGTGGAATAATATGGAACCAAATAAACAGTTAGAAAAACTTATAGAAGGGTTAAAAAAAAATTACGAATACATATTCAATACAGACGAAGGCAAAGAAGTTTTGGTCGATCTTGAAAAAAGATGTCATTATCATTCTACCACTAATGTAAAAGGTGATAGCCATGAGAGTGCGTATATGGAAGGACAGCGTAGTGTCGTTCTATTTATTAAATCAATGCTACGAAAGGATAAAGGAAAATAAAATGTCAAATGAACAGATAACACAGGAAACTGTGCCTGTAGAAACAACGACTACAGAAACAGCACAACCAACAACAGTTGCAAAAGCAGACACACCCATATCATCTTGGAAAGATTCTATTAGTGAAGAGTATAGAGTAGATCCTAATATAGAAAAATTTACTGAGATAGATGCGTTAGCAAAAAGTTATATCAACGCAACTAAAATGATTGGTCAAGATAAAGTTGTTATACCAAATAATAATTCTACAGATGATCAATGGAATGAAGTTTATTCTAAATTAGGTAGACCAGAATCTGCTGATAAATATGCTTTTGATATAAATTCAGAAGTAGTAAATTTAGATGAAGATGCAATTAATTCTTTTGCTGAGCAATCTCACAAACTTGGATTAAATAATAAACAAGCTCAAGGTATCTTAGATTTTTATAAAAACAATATGGAAGGAACAGCTCAACAATCTGTTATAGATACTGAAACTGCTCAAGCTCAAGCTGAACAACAGTTAAGACAAGAGTGGGGTAGAGACTTTGATGGTAAAGTTAAACAAGCTGGTGCATTAGCAAAAGCAAATATTAATCCAGAAGTTTTAGATATGCAATTACAAGATGGAACAAGAATAGGTGATCATCCAGAAATTATAAAAGGCTTTGCAAAGATTGCAGGTATGATGTCTGAAGATAAAATTCTTGGTACTGAAAGTGAAAATGTAGATACAGTTAAAGATATTGAGTCTGAAATTTCTGCATTATCTAATGATAAGAATGGTCCATATTGGAATAGAAACCATCCAGATCATGATAAGGTAGTACAACAAGTTTACACATTAAGAGAGATGTTAAATGCCAAATGATAATAATCATCTTAATGATAAAGAAATTCGCTTAGAAATATTGCGGTTGATAAAGGAAGCAGGTTCTGAAGAACAGAAAAATAATCCCTTGCCAATCGCAGATATTTATTATAAGTGGATAAACAGTAAGACAATTCGAAAGAACCTTACAGACAAGAAGGAATAGACTCTAGTCTAACAGACTTTAAATGCAA